GCAAGGCAAGCGCCGGCGATGCAAACTGGAATGCTCGCGAGATGGAACCAATGGCGCACGGTCATTGCGGCGATCTCTCAATCAAAAGCCCAACCGCAAGCCAAAGCACGACCGCCAAGGTCATTGCTCTTTCCATGCCTTCGGTGTCTCGCCGATAGACACCGCGCCACGCGCCGAGCGCCGCGCACATCAAAGCCAATGTGGACCATGCGAATACATGGAGATCGCGAAACATCTGCTCGGTCATTTGAACTGCCTCCCGTGAATGGCGAAGGTAAGGCTTAGCAACATGGCGATCTCGGCCCCCTCGCCATGACTAATGACAACGCGCGTAATGGCAATGACGCCCCACGCGATAGCGGCTAGCGCACAAAGCACGTTCATTTGCGCAATCTCCTACGTTCCTCGCGCCGCACATACGCGCGATATTCACACTCCGCCATCACGATCAAGAACGCGACAAACCACATGCGCGCCCAATCGGATAAAGAAAAACGCGCCGGGACCGAAGCGGGAGCGACTCGGCCGGCCCCGGCGCTATCCGCGCGGGGGGAAGTCGCGCGGAATGTCATGGCTTGTCTTCCTTGGCGATGATATTGCCCATGTAAGAGAGCTTCAGTTGAGCGAGCACGTACTTGTCGAGCAGTGGCAGTTCGCGCGCGCGAACGCGGCGCATAGCCTCCTTTATCTCGGCGTCGCTGAAATCAAATCCAAGTAGTGAGCCTCGCTGGCGGCTGCGAAAGTCCGCGATGTTCACGGCTTAATCTCCTGCGTTGCGGCGCGAACTTCCGCTGCCATGGTTTCCAGAATGCCCTGCAGCGAGTAAAGCGTCGTCGCGTGATGAAACCAGCCGAGAGCGCGCGCATCGAGGCGCTTGTATTCCGCCAGGCGCGCGAGCATGTCCAAACCCGCCGCGAAGTCGGCGTGCAATTCAGGATCGCCTATAAGCGCGTATTGGATCGCGTCGGCGTGCGCTTTGGCTTTTGCGTCGGCCATGCGCGCTGCTTCCATGGCCGCGAGCGTGGCTTGCGTTTTAGGCACATTATACGGATCGCGCGCGCCGAAGCGGCCTATCACGTCCTCGCTGATTACATCGCGCGCGCGCTCGAACCAGGAGCGCGGGCCGGATATGAGCGTGTCAGTCATCGATCCGTTCCGCCACGATAGTGACCTGCCACTCACCAATCAGGGCAGATACATGCTCCGCAAAATCGTCAGCGCCATACACGATGCTTTCCGCCAGCATATCCAGAAGCTTCCCCTCGCATGGGGGCAGGGCGGCGAGTACTTTGGCTTTTTCCGCTTGTGCGCGTTCGGCGCGCGCAGCTTCCATCCGTTCGGATAGCGCTGAAATTTCGGCTTCGATTTCTGAAAGCGTCCTGGTCATGGCTCCCTCCCGATCGGCGTGCGCGCGGACAGCGCGGTCAATTCTGGATGCTTGGTTTTGCGGTCCCCTGGCCAGCGATCCAAGAGCTTGCCATCTTCGGGGCCGCCGTCCTGGATGCCGTAAGCGCTGGGGATCATGCCCAGCCGGCCTTGGCTGCGGCTCAGGAAAACCCTTGTAAGATAGAAGGCCAGTTCCTTGGTCGCCTTGGTGCGCGCGTCGCCCTCAAGCCAGCCGCGCAGCCCGCGCGCATCCCAGGCATATTCAATGGCTTGCTCCATGAATCCCTCAAAATCTTCAAGGGCCTGGAAGGCTTCGGTCTCGCGGTCGATTTCGTCCCGGTTCATGTGTCGCTCCCTGCCGCTTTCATCGCATGAGCCGCGCACAAGTGCAACAAAAATCGACGCTGGCCGTGGAAAAATCGCACAAAGGCTTGTTTTATAGCGGGATAATATCGGGCTTGCCTTTGCGCGCGCTTGTGCTACCTTTCGCGCATGGCTGATTTTGTCAACGTCAAGGATATAGAGGCCGAGCTGACCGTCCTGGGCGTGCGCGTGGCCGAGTTTTTGGCCCTGGCGCGCATCCATAGAGCTACCTGGGGCCGGTTAAGGGCAGGTAAATTCGCGCCCCGGCAGGATACCGCCCTGCGAATCGCGCACGCCATGAAGATGCTGCGCGCACGCGCGCAGGCCAAGCCCGTTGCAAAAAAAAAGACTGAAGGGGCGGCGGCATGAGCGATCTGGTGGAGAGACTGCGCGTAGACGCAAAAGCACTTCGACGTTACGCCTACGAAGAGGGCAACTTAGACCCCGAACAAGACCACGCCACTGCCGATTTGTTGGATAAAGCCGCCTCCCGCCTAGGGGCGCTGGAGAAAGCCAATAGCGCGTTGGAGCCAATGGTGCGCGATATGCGCACGGCCCTTGAGGATGCTAGGCGTAACGCCACCATGGTTGAGCGCGCTCGCTGCGCCAAGATCGCCAACAAGAGCGCTCTTATGGGCGCATCCTTCTTTAACGGACGTGATGTTGCGGAAGCTATCGCCGCCGCGATTTTGGAGGGGGAGGAGGCAGCATGACTTTACAGCACTGCCCAGCCTGCGACGGCAACGGGGGCCGTTACGCCGTGACCTCTATAGGCAATGGGTTCCTGCGCTGCGGGCTCTGCGCCGCGAGCGGCCAAGTCACGCAAGAACAGATTGAGCAATACCGGGAGGGGCAGGCTTTTCGGGTGGAGCGCGAAGGCCGTGAGGAAGGCTTGCGCGAGTGCGCTAAGCGCTTGGGCGTTTCACCGACTCAGCTCTCACGCTTTGAACGCGGCGAGGCCAAGCTATGACCCCCAAAAACGCGGATGACCTGTTCATCGTCGTGGCCGCCTTTCGTTACGCGCTTGGGCGCCGGTCTTACGCGCCTGGATTGGTGGCCGGCTGGATCGAGGCGCGCAAACAGCACATGCCGCAAGAAACACGCGCTCAAATCGCGCAAGAGATTCGCAATGAGGCTGACGCCGTATCCCGTCGTAATGACCCGCTGCCTTACGCCGAACGCTGGCTGGCGCTGGCGGCATCTCTGGAGCAAACGCCATGACCTCCACCGACCTCGCGCGCCTGGAAATGCACGCAACCCTCCTAGACCTAGTAGGGCAGGTAGCGCTTCCAGTGGTTGCTTTTATCGCAATTACCGTGGTGTGCATGTGGGCGCTGAAACGATAAGGAGTAGGGGCACATGAGTATGATCGGAATCGTCTTGGCGGCGCTCATTGTCGCGTGCGGCATCGCTGGCCTCGCTGTCGGCTTTGCGCGCGGGCTATTGCAAACCGTGCGGATGCTTGTCAACCAAGTCGAGTATTTGCGCGCCCGCCTTGCAATGGTGAGCGGGGAGGTTAGCTACACGCCGCCGCCAGAGCCCACGCGCAAAGCAAAACAAGTCTCGTTTCCTGATTTCGGCTCGCGCAAAAATGAGGACGCCGCATGAGCAGGCCGATCATCATCGATCGACATGGCGTCCACTATACGTCTCCACGCATGAGCTTGATTGGGCGTGTATTGTGCGGCGTAGGGGCGCACATATGGAGGTACTGGCACATGGCGAGAAGTTTCATAGACACGTACCCCGATGAAGTTAACGTCTGTCGAACGTGCGACCGCTGTCAGTGGATGCAGTCAACGAATGACGGAGTGCATTGGAGAGCGCGCGCATGAGCTGGCGCCCGATAGAAACAGCACCGAAAGACGGAGGAAACCGGGAAATGACCGAAACCCAAGCCCAAATTGCGCGCGCCGCGCATCGTATCTCCGCGCGCTGGCGCATGACCACGCTCGAAGCGCTGGAGGCTATGCTCGCCGTATGCGAACACGCGCGCGACGAACGCGCAACGCTTGCCGTCGAGGTCATTTGCAAAGCGCAAAACCTAACCCGCGAAAAGCTCGGCGCGCATGTCAACGCAGCCATTCAGATTGCGCTTGAAGATCGCGCCGAATCCGTAGCGCAAAATATGGCGCAGTATCTGGGGGAAGGGGCATGAACCTCGATGCCTATTACCAGTCGATCGAGAAAAAGCGCGTCTCGTTTGCGGCGCGCGGCTTTGAGCCGAGAGCACTGCACCCGAAGTTAAAACCGCACCAGGCGCACTGCGTTGACTTTGCGCTGCGCACCGGATGTTCGGCGATGTTTCTCGATACGGGACTAGGCAAAACTCTAGCCGCTCTCGACTGGGCGCGCGCCGTCACCGAGAAAACGAACAAGCCTGTCTTGATGTTGGCGCCGTTGGCGGTAGCGCAACAACATCAACGCGAAGCCGAATTGTTTGACCTCGACGCCAAGGCCGTGCGCGAACCAGATGAAATTAAAGGCGCGCGCACCTATATCACTAATTACGACCGGCTGGCAAAATTCAACCCCGATCAATTTGGCGGCGTCGTGCTTGACGAAAGCTCGATTCTAAAAAGCTTCACCGGCAAAACCACGCGCGCGCTTATCGAGACGTTCGCGGCCATGCCGTATCGCCTGGCTTGCACGGCGACGCCGGCGCCAAACGACCATACAGAACTAGGTCAGCACGCGGATTTCCTTGGCGTTATGGAAAGCCCGGAAATGCTTTCGCGCTGGTTTCTCGCCGATCAAACGCAAATGGGGCGATATCGCTTGAAGCGATCCGCCGTGCGCCCGTTTTGGGATTGGGTGGCGAGCTGGGCGCGGTGCATCGCGAAGCCGTCAGACATAGGGTTGAGCGACGATGGTTACATTCTGCCATCGCTGAATATGCGCCGCCACGTCGTCGAGGCGGATAGGTCGGTTGATTCGGGCGAGTTTTTATTCCGCATTCCCGATATGTCGGCGACTTCGATTCACAAGGAAAAACGCCTGACTAAGGACGCGCGCGCCGATGTGATCGCGGGGCTGGTCGCCTCCGAGCCTAGCGAGCCTTGGGTTATTTGGTGCGATACCGACTATGAAGCGGACGCCTTGGCGGCGCGCATTCCTGACGCGCTGGAAGTGCGCGGCTCCATGCCTGCCGAGAAAAAAGAAGAGCGCCTTATTGCGTTTTCGTCTGGTCAGGCGCGTGCGATTATTACTAAGCCTTCGATCGCGGGGTTTGGCTTGAACTGGCAACATTGCGCGCGCGTGGCGTTCGTGGGCCTTTCGTTTTCCTATGAGAGCTATTACCAAGCGGTGCGGCGATGCTGGCGCTTCGGGCAGGCGCGCGCCGTTGAAGTCCATGTCGCCATGGCGGACACTGAGCGCTCTATTTGGGACGTTATCACGCGCAAGACCGACGATCACGGGGCGATGAAAACAGAGATGAACGCGGCCATGAAACGCGCCTCGCGTCAATCTGGCGTACTGCAGGATTACGAACCCACTCAACCGATGAGGCTCCCGCAATGGCTATCTTAAACAGCACGAAGGTTCTCGACCAAGCGCACGGTGAGCGGTGGAGCGCTTACCATGGCGATTGCGTCGAGGGCGTTGCAGGACTGCCTAGCAACAGCATCGATTATTCAGTCTACTCGCCGCCGTTTTCATCGCTCTACATCTATTCGGAATCCTGCCGAGACATGGGTAATGTCGATGGCGACGATGCTTTCCAGGAGAATTACCGGCATTTAGTGCGCGAGAAATTACGCGCGACAAAGCCGGGACGACTGACATCGATCCACGTCAAGGATTTAGTCTATTACTCGAACGCGTCCGATCGCGGCGACCGTGGCTTGCGCGACTTCACCGGCGAGTGCATCCGCACGCACGTCGAGGAGGGGTGGACATATCATGCGCGCACAACGATATGGCGCTGCCCCGTGCGCGAAATGCAAAAGGCCAAGCCTGACGGATTGTTGTTCAAGAATTTCCGCACCGACGCCGGGCGTGTGCGCCAAGGCTTGTGCGAATACCTCATCACCTTTCGCAAATGGGCGCCGGGCATGGAGGAGGGCGAGCCGATCGTTCATGATCCACGCGAGTTTCCGCTTGAGCTGTGGCAAACGCTCGCAAGTCCCGTGTGGAATTACGGCGACGACGATCTGCCGGAAACCGACGTACTCAACGTGCGAGAAGCGCGCGACGATAAAGCGGAAAAGCACCTTTGTCCGATGCCGCTCAACATCACCGATCGCGCTGTAAAGCTATGGAGCAATAAAGGCGACACGGTGTTATCGCCGTTCATGGGCATCGGTTCCGAAGGTCATGTCGCGCTAAAGCTTGGACGCCGGTTCATCGGGTTCGAACTTAATCCAACCTACTACGCACAAGCGACAAGGCATCTAGATCACGCGGAAACATTGGCCGCATCTGGTTCGCTGCTTTCACTTATGGAAGCGGTCGCATGATTTACCGCTTCGTCCCCCACGAGCGCGTCGGCTTATACGCGAACTTAGGCTGGACAGATCGCGGCTTCGCGCCTGGCCATCACGGCGCGCATGCGCGGGTAATGATCTGGCAAGGAGATGATGATGACGCGCGCGAACCGGAAGCGCGCGAAACTCACGAAGCGTTTACGCAATCAGACACAGGGTAGGGACGACGCGAAAGCGGCGCGGGCTTGTCCTCCCGCGCCGCCGATTCGCTGAAACCGCTAGCTGCAAAACTACGGTCAAAATCACCGCGCCATGGAGAAAGCGCACATGAACACCCCATATATGGCACAGGCCGACGCGAAGCACAAGCCTTTGTGTCAAGCTCG